TCACACTCTACGCTTCCTCGACGCCACAGCTCTGTATGTGCGGTCCAACGAAGCATCATCGAGTTCCTTGATGCTCGACACCTTAAACGTCTTGCGTAGGTACGCCGCTAGCCACTCCTCATCATCCTTGGTATTGATTTTGATGTAAGCGAATCTGCGCTTACGCCATGTGTCGTTATCCGAGGTAGCGGCCTTAGAACTCGAATTCAGCCGACCGATCCATGTGTACAAGTACTTTTCTGCCTTAGCAAAATCCTTCGCTGGTATCAGGCGATAGCGGGTAACTCCACAGTGGGCATTAAGGGATGCCCACACACCACGGAATGACTTCGGAGCCTTACGAACCCTCTGTTCCAGCTCTACGATGTCACTTACCAAGGTAGTTAGCTTCGCTGCCTGCTCCTCGCTGATGTGATCCTCACCAGGCTTGACCTCGGCCTTTGTGTTTGTCACGTACCGTGGAGTGTTGATCATATGCACAGTTGAGCCTGTTTGAGCTGTTCCTACAAACCCGGCGAAGTTTCCGCCGGAAATAGAAACGGCAGATGAGGGCTCAGGACTCGCGTTCTTCTCTGCTTCAGCCGCGTTGTTCGATTTAATTCCCGTCAGGACGTATTGAACATCTATCCCCAGTCCGGCGGCTTTTGCCAGGAACTCCGCACTCACTCCTCGTTGGCCCATTTCGTAGAGCCGCAACCCCTCTCTCGTGACATCGAGCTGTCGAGCGAAGTCCGCTTGTGAGTATCCCTTTCTAGCCCGCTCCTCGGTCAATCGGATGGCAATGCTCTCGCGGTCAATATCCATGACAACACCTGTTGACAGCCAACAACTGTTGGCATAGCTTCTGTTTGGAATCTTTAAACACACCAGACAAGAGCTTATCAGAAATGAACAAGTCAACCTCTCCCGGAAAAGGTCTGCTAGACCATGTGCGAGCAGGCTTTGTGGCTCGCGGGACGTCACTGAACAAGTGGTGTGAGGAACAGGGAATCCTTTACCCGAACGCTCGACAAGCGCTCATCGGGTCGTGGAATGGTCCGAAGGGAATTGCCTTGCGTGAACGCCTGATACAGGCGGCTAGTGACGCCCATGTCTAGTTGGCATGTTGTCAGTGAGCTAGTTGGACTACCTGGCATCCCTCTCACTGCTCAAGGCACTAGAAAGCTCGCTAGCCGAGAAGGTTGGCAGGGGCGCCGCCGCGAAGGCACCAAGGCCACCGAATACCACATCTCCAGCCTGCCTGAGGAAACCCGCAAGGCGCTGCTGAAGCAGGCTGTAAAGGCCATCGCCGCCCAGGCTCCTGCTGCCGAGCAACTGCCGACGCCACGCACCACCAAGGGCAAGCGGGCGATCTGGCAGCGGGCGTCCGCCGAAGGCGCACTGACCCACCGTCAGACCATCATCCGCGACGCCCGCCTGCTGGTGGTCAACGTCCTACAGCGCATGCAAAACCAGGGCATGAACCAGCGTACCGCCTGCATCCAGTTGCTGACCTGGGCGGCGTCCGGCGAGCTGGACCGCAACACCTTGAACGCCCTGGCGATGGGTAACAGCAAATCCCGCGCGGGTCTGCGCTGGGACGTGGTCATCAGCGACGAAGGCTTCCCGACCGCCGAAGTCGCGCCCGGCCAGGACGTGCAGCGCGCCGCCTGCATGCTGTCCTGTCGCACCCTGGAGCGCTGGCTGGAAATGGCCCGCGACGGCGGCGCCGATGGCCTAGCGCCCGGCAAGCGCGAGAAGGACATGAGCATCCATCCGTGGGTGCCATACCTGCTGACCGCCATGCAGCGCCCGCAGAAACCACCGCTGACCGATGCCTGGCGCCAGATGTGCCGCGAGCTGCCGCCGAGCATCCCGGCACCGAGCTACGACTCCGTCTATCGCTGGTACAGCAAGAAATTCAGCAACCTGGACAAGAAGCGCGGCCGGCACCAGGGTAGTGCGCTCAACCCGCACAAGTACGCCCGCACTCGCACGTCGGAGGGCATGGTGCCGATGCAGGAGGTGCATTCGGACGGCTGGGGTACGCACTTCACCGCGCCACATCCGGTATCGGGTAAGTACGTCAAGCTGGAGGTCTGGCACACCCATGACGTGGCGACCCGCTACGTGTTCCGGCCCAGCGTCGGCCTGTCCGAGTCCACCCTGGTGATCATGGGGTCGCTGTTCAATGCAGTTGCCGAGGCCGGCGTCCCAGCGGTCTGGCAGACCGATAACACCGGCAGCGTGAAGAACGACCGTGTCAGCTTCGATCCGGCAGCCTCGCTCCAGGCCCGCACCGGCATCCACATCACCCACAACCTGCCGGGCAACAGCCAGGCCAACGGCATCTGCGAGAACTTCAACAAGTACCTCGACAGCCGCGCCCGCGAACTGGCGACCTACATGGGCAAGGACATGGACAGCCTGGCGCAGAAGCGCGTCCTGAAGCTGACCCAGAAACTGGTGAAGGCCGAAGAGGTGGACGAGCGCCGCCGCTTGAAGGCCGAGGCCGAGAAAGCTGGCTCCGGCATCCTGGTGGAGTCCTTCGAGCAGGCCAAGGCGATGGTCGAGCAGTGGTGCGACGAGTTCAATCACACCCCGCACAGCGCGTTGCCCAGGATCGTCGATGCGCTGACCGGCAAGCGCCGCCACCAGACCCCTGCCGAGTCCTGGGCGCAGCATGTCGCCGCTGGCTGGCAGCCGGTGGCCGTGCGGGGCGAGGAACTGCGCGATCTGTTCCGTCCGCATGAGCGCCGCACTGTCCGTCGCGCCCTGGTGAGCCTGTACCAGCAGAAGTACCACCACCCCGAACTGGAACACTGGAATGGCGAGGAAGTGCAGATCGCTTACGACATCCACGATGGTGAACGTGTCTGGGTCAAGACTCTGGATGGTCGCCTGATCTGCGAGGCCGCCCTCGATAGCACGACCGGCTACCGCGCCCAGAGTGTGTACGAAATGGCGATGGAGAAGCGCGCCGATGCCGCGATTGCCCGGCACGAAGCGCACATCGCCGAGATCGACCGCCAGCGGCCGGTGCATGTCATCACCCACGAAACGCCGCTCACCATTCCGGGGCTGGGCGATATCACCCCGGAGCGCATCAATGCGCAGTTGGCTAAGGTCGCGGTGATCGAAGGCCAGGCCAAGCGCGTGGACACTCGCTCCGAGCCCAAAGCCGTCCCTGCCGCCGCCGACCCGCAGTCCGCGTTCACCGCCCAGGTGCAAGCCCTGTCGGACTTCGAGCGCTATCAGTTCTATCGCGAGCTGGAAGGCCGCCAGGCCGCAGGGAGCAGCGTTTCCGAGCATGAGGCCAAGTTCCTGCGCCTCTACCCGCAGTCCAAATCGTACAAGGCATTCCGCCGCAACGAAGTCGAGGCCGGCGACGCCCTGCGCCGCCAAGGCTAATTCAACTGGAGAAGTACCCCATGAGCAACCTGAACACCCCCTCCAAACTGGCCCCGCTGGACATGGCGGAAATCGCCAATATCGGCCTCTGCGACCTGGCCCTGGAGCGTGCGCTGTCGCGTACCCGCAGCCTGCCGGGCCTGGTGTGCTTCTACGGCCCAGCGGTTTCGGTAAGACCATGGCCGCCGCCTGGGTCGCCAACTCTCGCCGGGCCTACTACGTCCAGGCCAAGAGCCTGTGGAACCGCAAGCACACCCTGAAGTCGATCTTGACCGAGATGGGCATCAAGCCCGCTGGCACCATCCCGGAGATGGCCGACCAGATCGCCGAGGAACTGGCCGCCAGTGGCCGCCCGCTGATCATCGACGAGATGGACCACCTGGTTTCCGCAGGCAGCGTCGAGCTGGTGCGCGACCTCTACGAGTCCAGTCAGGCCGCCATCCTGCTGATCGGCGAGGAAATGCTGCCCACCAAGCTGAAGAAATACGAGCGCTTCCATGGCCGGGTGCTGAGCTGGGTTCCGGCACAACCGGTGACCCTGCTGGATGCTCAGAAGCTGGTCCAGGTCTACAGCCCACAGGTGGTGATCGCCGACGACCTGCTCGGCCTGCTGGTCGAGAAGTCCCACGGCTCGGTCCGCCGTGTCGCGGTCAACCTGGAGAACGTCCGCGACACCTCTCTCGACCTGGGCCTGGATCGCATGGACCTGGCGACATGGGGCGACCGTCCGCTGTACACGGGTGAGGCGCCGAACCGGAGGAACCCGAAGTGAGCCTCGGCAAGAACCCGGCTCACCTGTCCATGGTCGGGGGCAAGAGCCCCGCCAACAGATGTGGGAAGTAATCCGGGCCAACCGCGAAGAGTTCACCATCTACCGCGTGGCGCGCCGCTCCAACCAGCACGACAAGACTGTCGAGAAGTATGTCGCCTGCCTGCGCCTGGGCGGCTACGTCGAGGCGATCCGTGGATTCAAGCGCGGCGAAGAAGTCGTTTTCCAACTGGTCCGCGACAACGGCGTCGAGGCACCGAACCTGAACGCCGATGGCAAGCCATCCCAGCAGGGCTACACCACCGAGGCGGTCTGGCGGACGTTGCGCATCCTCGGTCCAGCGACCCCGGAGCAGATCGCCGCATCGGTGGCGGCCTCTGGCACGACCGTGTCGCCCAGCACCGTTCAGCGCTACTTCATCGACCTCCAAAACGCCGGATACCTGACCCGCAACGGCCGTCACTACGCCCTCAAGCCGGGCCGCTACACCGGTCCACGGCCGCCCATTGTCCAGCGCGAGACGCGCCGTCAGGTCTACGACCCGAACCTGGATCAGGTCATGTGGAGTTCGCACGGCGAGTACCAACACAACCGGAGTCGTTCGCGGGGCGCTGCCCAGGCTGGCGTGGCGGATACCGAAGAGAACAACGAATCAGGCGGCTGAGGCCCTGATGAAGACGGTGCCGAGGGGTGGCCGCCCTCGACACCTACCACCACCCGGAAGGAGAGGAGCCATGCAAATGCATGCACAGCAAGGCGGTAGCGCCGCGAAGGCTAGCACAAGCCACTTTCGCGGCACTACGAACATTGAGGAGTACATCCGCGACATGGCGAGCCGTGGGTTCAGTCGTCGGGCCGTGAGTAAGGCCCTGGGTATGCAGTCGCGGAAGTTCAAGGAACTCCTGGAACTCCTGCCAGAAATGGACTGGGTGCCTCCTTGTCAGTCGTGGGACCGCCTGCGCGCTGACCAGGAGAAGAAGGACGCAAGTGTCCGATGACAGAGGGGCGTCTGCGCTCGATTGTCGCGGCGAGGCGCGCCGCGAGGGCAAAACACACCCGCTACACCGCGTTTGGTGTAACAGCCACCTTGCCGGAGCTGGTGAGCCAGTTCGGCCAGGTCACCGCCGCCACCGTGCGCATGCGGTTGGCCAAGGGAATGCCTCTGGAGCAGGCCTTGCCTCCGTGCGCAGCGATCCTTGTGGAAGGAAGATCGCTGATAGCCATCCCTGGAAACAGGAGGCGCACCGGGGGCTATCAATCACCTTGAGCGTCAAACCGCTGCAATGCAGGAACGCGTTCAGGGGAGCGCCTGGACCGAGCGGCCTCACTGCTGAGCCAGGAGGTGCCGCCATGCGCCGAACACTGATCCCCATCGGCATCTTCCTGGCCCTCGGCCTGCTGCTGATCCTGGCCGGTGATGCCCTGATGCTCGCCGCCGCCTCATTGCCTGGCAGTGGGGTGCTGATGGAACGCGCAATCGATCTGTCGGCCTGGGGCGAGCGTCCGCCTATCTTCGTCCAGTTGCTGGCCGCCGAGGTGGCCGCAGCAGCCAGACGAAGGCCGGCGAGGCAATCGGCATGAGCCGTTCGACCGTCAGCACCATCCTCGCCAACCGCTACCCGTCGCCCTCGACGATCCGCGTCGAGCGCCGCGTCCTGGCCGCGCTGAGCCGTATTGAGTGCCCGGCCTTGGGCGAGGCGGTGACCTCGGTCGAGTGTAGCGAGTACCTCCAGAGGCCGGCGCCGCTGAACAACCCCGTCGCGATGCGCTGCTGGAAAGCGTGCCGCGCCTGTCCACGCAACCCGCATACCGCCCCCATGAAACGAGAGGAACAAGGCCATGAGAACCGCATTGCCCTTGAAAGTCTTGACGCCTGACTTGGCCCGGAGCCTGCGCACCTTCAACGACGCCGCCCGGCTGCTCCAGCGTATGGGGGTTCGCCTTCATCGCCTGGAGCCGACAGAGGGGCGCGTGACCATCGCCGCAGATGACGCCCGCCAGCTCCTGGAGAAAGGCTACCTGATGGGCTTCCAGCGCGACGCCTCGGCCGGCAGCACCCGTTACATCACCCGCTTCCAGGGCATCACCCTGGCCTGGAGCGAACCGATCAGCTACCGCGACTTCGCCGGCAGCAACCCGTAATTCACTGAACAGGAGAACGCCAACATGGCACCGAAGAAACGTCTGAAATCCGCTGCCGCCGTCTACGTCCCGCAGACCCGCGAACAGGTCATCAGCGATATCAAGAACATCGGCGACCTCCAGCGCGAGCTGGCCCGTCTGGAAACCGCAATGAACGATGAAATCGGTCAGATCACCGAGCGCTATTCGGAGCCGGCCGAAGACCTGAAGAAGCGTCTGGCGGTCCTCCAGGGCGGAGTCCAGTCCTGGTGCGAGGCCAACCGTGCCGAGCTGACCGACAACAACAAGGTCAAGTACGCGAACCTCACCACCGGCGAGGTCCAGTGGCGCATCCGTCCCCCGTCCGTGACTGTGCGCGGCGCCGATGCGGTCCTGGAGCTGCTGCGCAGCAAAGGGCTTATCCGCTTCATCCGCACCAAGGAAGAGGTGAACAAGGAAGCGATCCTCAACGAACCCGAGGCCGTCCAGGGGCTTCCGGGCTGACCGTGAACTCCGGCATCGAAGACTTCGCCATCGTGCCTTTCGAAGCGGAGGTGCAGTGACATGGCCGACACCATCGCTTTCTGCTGGGCCTCTGGCTTGATCCAGTTCGGTGACCAGGTGCCCGACGGTGCAATCGAGATCGCCCGTGGGGACGACCAGGTCGTTCGCGAAATCATCGAAGTCACCTCGCGCCACGCCTACGACGGCAAGTCGCTCCTGGTGCCCGGCATACCCGAGGCAAAAAACCAGGCGGAAGGCATTGACGCCCTCGAAAGGTTCGTTCGCTGGATCGCCTCGCACAACAGCGAGTCGTTCCGGGCTTTCATGGGAGACGTGTGACATGCCTACCAACGTGGAGCTTGTAACCCGCTTGATGGAGTACCCAAAGCGGACCGCTGATGCAAGCAATGGTCCTCCAAGCCTTGGATCAGTTCGCTTGCATGGTACTGGCTTCGGAGCCGGGTCGCTCGAAAGCCCCATGGTTTCCGAGGCGTCCTGGCGCGCCTGCGCTGAGGAAATCCGGAAAGCCTATCTAGCCACATGCGTCGGGAGCATGACATGACCAAGACGTCGCCATGTGCCGCATCGACGGCCTGATCGAGCTGCGGGAGGAACACCCAGGCGAGGGCTACTTCGCCTTGCCGTGGGCGAGCTGGCCAGCGTGCGGGCGGCGGTCTTTGCAACCGCTGAGCCGCACCAGGTGGGCCAGAAAGTCGCCCGGCGCGTGCCGGGTGTGAGCCCGAGGCACCGACCGCGAGAACCTGGGTTCCATCGCCCGCTACATCCAGACCCTGGGCCAGCAGGATCGGCCCGGCTTCCGTGCGCTGGGGTGTGAAATGCAGCAGTCCAACCCCTTCAATCACCCCGGACAGAGCTACGGCGCCGTAGACGTCGATAGCCGTCTCCGCGCCGTTGCCGGCTTCGACCTGGAGCAATGCCGCGCTGCGCTCTCGGTCACCGGCCTCCAGAAGATCGTCGAGAAGAAAGTTCGCACCCGCATCCGCCAGCTGGAAAGCAGGCATCCGCACAGAAGGAGGCATAACCATGGCCCATTACACCATCACCATCACCATCAGCGACACCGAGGGCGGCGTCCTCTTCGGCATGAAAGGCCGCAGTTGCACGATTCCGAAGCTTCGAAACTGGCCTATGCCCTCATGGAGGCCTCGAAGTCCATTGGCCGGGAACTCGCCAAGCTGAACGGAGCTGGTAACGGCGTTTCCTGCGCCTGCGACGAGTGCCTGGCACGCCGCGCTCGCGGCGAGGAACCGGAGCAGGAAATCCACTACATCAAGGACAAGAACCGCACCGTCCATTGAGCGAAACCGCCCGGCCTGGCCGGACGGTCTGCCGGACGTGGTGGTCCGGTACTGATGAGCAGCCACCCATGACGAACGAAACCAGACAGACGCCAGCGCCGCCTGGCGCGGAACGCCAACGGCGAAGCGCGAGCGCGATGCCCTGCGCGCGCTGCGCTGGCGGCCGCCGCTTCAACATGGACATGTACCAGGAACGGCTGATGCACTCGATCTGATCTGCGCGGCGGGGGCTTCGCCGAGCGGCGAGGCGGTCACTTTGCTCCTACACACGTTGCCGAATTGCTGAGCGTGACTGTCACGTTTGCCGATTGATCCAAAGAGAAGCCATCCAGGGAGGACAAGCGATGAGCCTACGCGCCGTCAATCTCGCAAAAATCCATATCGCCAAGGCCCAGCTGGGCATGGACGAGACACCTATCGCGCATTGCTGGCTCGCGTCGCGGCGTGGCTCGCCAAGGACCTAGGGCCGCGCAGATCGACCACGTACTGTCGAACTCAGCGCCTGGGCTGGAAACCGAAGAGCAACGCAGGGCGGGCGACGCCAAAAGTGCCTCAAAACCGGCAAACCGTGCTGCGTAAAATCACCGCGCTCCTGGCAGCGCCCATCGCCCTGGAGCTACGCCGACCACATGGCCGGCGCATGTTCCAGGTCGAGCGGTCGAGTGGCTGACGACAGCCAGCTCTACCGGCTGATGCAGGCGCTTATCATCGATAGGAGCCGCGATGGCCAGGTCTGAGGTGGATCTTTCGGGAGGTCCAGGACATGCTGCCGGATACCGTCCGCGACATGGCCGGACGCATCGGCTGCCGCCACCCTGGTGGGGTCGAGCAGCTCGGCGGCACCTCCTGGCGGATAGCCGAGGGCCGGGCGCGTAGGGGCGAAGCGCGCCGGCTGCGCTGGCCGAGCTGGTGGCAGCGAGATCGAGGAGCGCTCCACACGCACTATCGGGCGAAGAAATTTACGTGGCTCGCTGCCACAAGGCACTGGTACGGTGGCGCGACCTGGAGATCGTCGAGCGCTTCGAACAGGGCTTGCGTGATGGGCAAACCGCCGTGCCTGCTCAGCGATCTTGCCGCCAGTACAACCTGTCCGACCGCTGGATATGGGAGATTGTCAACCGGCCGAGCGAGCCGGCACCGCAGCAATCCACCCTGTCCACTAAGCCGGGCGCAACGCCCGGCCGGCGTCTCCGCGCCGATCCTGTCTCAGCCGTGAACCCCTTCCGCTAATCCCGCGTCGCACTCGCCGCCACGATGGCGGCATGAGCACATCTAGCCCCCAACGTCTCTACGCAGCCCCGCGACTACGCCGCCGCCATCCTGGCGAGCCAGCCGCGAGCGTCGTAACGCTCTGCTGGAAGCCTGCCTGTCAACTGGCAGCCGCTCGTTCGGGCGCACGTCGAGGACGCTTCGCGAAGGTCAAGGCGTATCGCCAGATGATGGACAACCGCGCCGAGTCGATCCGGCGGGCCCGCTCCTGCTCCCGCGTCACGACACCGACACCGATTTCCGCATATCCAACTACACCAAGTCCGCCCGGAGGTAGGCATGCGCACCTATCGCAATTCGGGCAGCGCTCGCAACGGAAGCACAAATGCCTGATCCCGCATCCACCTCGGCGGCAGCGCCGCGCTGCTGAAAATGTTCGGCATCCACATAAGCGCGGGCGCCCTGGCTGCCGCCCTGGGCTTCCTGGTCCTGTGGCCCGAACCATGAAAGAGGGTTCGCCCGGCTGTTCTGCACCATCGTCGCGTCCAGCGTCTTCGGCCAATCCTGGTGGTTTACCTGCACTCCAACCGCCCCGAGCTGTTCGAGTCGGCCAGGTGGTGGCCGGGCCTACCAGCTGGAGCCAGCGGTCGCCTGCTGTTCGTTTCGCTCCGCTCCTGTGATTGCCGGTCTGCCCGCTGGTGGCTGATCGGGCGGCCCTGCGCCTGTTGAGCGGGACGGCGATTCATGGCTGGCGCGTTCGCCCAGTGGGTAAACGCAAACTGGAGAACAACTGGATGGGCCTTCAACCTCGCGGCATCCGCAACACAACCCGGCAACATCGTTTGGTCGGCACGCAACAACTGGCAGGGTCAACTCCCCACGACCCGCAGATCGAGCCGCGCTTCTGTCGTTTCGACACGGCGCATAACGGCACCCGCGCATTGGCCAAGCTGCTGCTGAACTACCGCAAGGTCTATGGCCTGCACACCGTCGAATCGCTGATCGCA